ATGAACTGGGATAAGAACCGTTGGGAAAAACTAAGACGAGAAGGTTGGATAGAAGCTTGGAGATACAGAAATAGAACAACCATAAAATACTCAGTATTTAAAACCTCGTTTAAATGCTCTCACTTAATTAGTAGGATATATAGAATATTATTAGGAGAAGAGGATATACCTACAACAAGTAAGAGTATATTTTATAACAATGAATCGTATACTGACAAAGTAATGAACAAGTCAATAGACGACATGATAAAAGATAAAGAAAGATGATAGGTAATTTAGTAGGAAACTTATTTAATAAAGTAGTAGACAATGCAGAAGGAATACTTGATAAAGTTATTACAACGGACAAAGAGCGCGATGAAGCAAAGCTCGCTCTCAGAAAAGTACTCCTCGAAGCAGAGAAAGAAGCATTTGCTAAAGAAGTCGAAGACAGAAAGAGCGCTAGAGATATGTACAAAGACGACGCAATCATTCAAAAGATTCTTGCGACGTTATTCACAGTAGCATATTTTGGATTAAGCTTTATGATGTTTAAGGTTTTTGTAATGAAAGATATAAATTTAGGAGAGTTTGAAATAAGTTTTATATCAACAATATTCGGCGCTATGAGCGCTAAAGTTAACACGGTAGTCGATTTCTTTTTCGGCGGATCGTCTAGTAAAAATGAAAAACAAAATAAATAATAAATAAAATGAGAAAATTTCATACAGTAGAAGTGAAACCAACAATAGCCGCGGCTAAACAACACTTAGGAGCGTTTGCGGACAATGATGTAGTTTTTGATTGGACACCGTTCTATATACCAAATGGTGCTAGTAGATTAATTTCAGCAAGCCTAATATTAAGAGGTACAGATGGTGCGTCACAGAGTGCTGCATTTGATATATTCTTTGCTAAATCATTTTCATCATCTGATTCAGGTGTAAATTTTGAAGCACCAGGTAGTTTAGGTACTATTCATGCAACAGCTAATGGTACTGGTTACTTTAAGAACATGCTTGGTTATACACGTCTTGAAGAAAACGATCAAGCGTCAGGATTAGATACTATAACAGTAATTAGAAATGCACATGATAGAGGGAGATTTATCGATATGACACTAGATCCAGAACCTCACTCTGGTGATGTTAAAGGATTTGGTGTTCTGTATGTTGGTGGTATAACGGTAGATGGTGATTTAAATTTTGCGTCAACTCTTGCAATTGATGGAAATCAAGCAGGTGGTTTATCTAGTTTAACAGTTAAAACAATAGCAGCTATTAACGTATTTGATAAAGGTGACGTTTTGCACGATGAAGGTGGCTTACTACTAGGAACAGCAAAAAGTATAGATAGTCCAACAAGCATTAGTATTGTTTCGGGACTATCCAACGCTGCGGTAAACAATAGAAGTGTATATTGCACGACTCCGATAACTCTTAGGTTATCGTTTGAAGTATAATAAATAAATAAAATTAAATTAAATTAAATTATGGGAAAAACAAAAGAAAAGGTCATTGACCTAAAGCCAAAGGTAGATAAAATATCTAAAGAAGAATTAGAAGAATTACAAAAAGTTGTTAATAGTGTAAACGCTATACAATTTAGTATTGGTAGATTAGAAGCTCAAAAGCATGCAGCTTTGCATGAGTTAGGTAGATCTCAAGATATGATAGGTATATTACAAGATAAGCTTGTTAAAGAATATGGTACTTATGATATTAATCTAGAAGATGGTACAATAAATTGGCCTAAAGATGAAAAATAATATTATAAGAAAAATCACTATAGGTAAAGACTACAAAAACGATTCTATGCACTATGCCGTAGACCAAGAAGTTTATGGTGGACATCAAATTTGTGATATAATAGAAGAAGAAGATAAGTATTCTATTTATATTAGGAAAAATGACGTAGTCATACCTTGGAAAGATTTTAATAAAAATATGGCTATATCTATTGAGTATAACTTAGAGTATTAATGAAAGCTTATAAAGATTTTATAGTATCACCAATAGGTGAACGCTATAATAATTCTAAAAAAGTCGGAGACAAAGACTTAATATTAAACACCGAAATTTACAATCATCAATTTGTAAACAGGTGGGCAAGGGTTGTCGCTACCCCTTTATTATTTTCATCACCTATTAACGTAGGTGATGAGATAATAATTCATCATAACGTTTTTAGAAGATGGCACGATATGCAAGGTAAAGAAAGGAACAGTAGATCTTACTGGAAAGAAGATAAATATATAATATCTGAAGAGCAAATATATTTATATAAGAGAGACAATTGGAAAGCCGCACCTGGATATAGCTTTGTTAAACCAATAAAATCTGTAAACAACTTTAATATAGACAGCGAAAAACCTTTAGTTGGTATAGTTAAATATTCTGATGGAAAGTATAATGAACAAGATTTAGTTGGATTTACACCAAATAGTGAATTTGAATTTATTATTGATGGTGAAAGATTATACAGGGTTTTAAATAAATTTATTACAATTAAATATGAATATCAAGGAAACGAAGAAGAGTATAATCCAAGCTGGACACAAAGCGGTTGAAGAGCTAATCAAAGTTGCTAGAGAAGAAATAGTTGATTCAGACGAAGATATATCAGCAGATAGATTAAAGAACGCTGCAGCTACAAAGAAGTTAGCTATATTCGATGCGTTTGAAATATTAAATAGAATACAAGAAGAAGAGAATTTGCTAGAAGGTAAAACAACCGAAACCAGAGAAAACACTTTTAAAGGTTTCGCAGAAGGTAGATCAAAATGACGTACGAACAAACTTTATATAAAATAATAGAACCAATACGATTAAACACTATAAGTAGATTAAATAAATCTAAAAAGTGGAAGTATGGTTATAATAAAGAAAATGACGTAGTTGTGATATCTAAAACTGGTATGATTGGTGACGTGCTAGAAGTACAAGGATTAAAAATAGCATTACCAAAACAACCAAAAGAAGTTTATGCTTGTAGCAAAAACAAAGAAGAACAAAAATGGAAACAGTTTCCAGCTAATCCTGATTTTAAAAGAATTAAAACAGTTTTTGATTGGCAAACATATCCAGATGATTTTAAAGAAAAACATTATGGATATATAGACGAAGAGTTTAAAAGAAGAGAAGAAGGATTTTGGTTTATGAATAACGGTGAACCAACTTACATAACAGGTACACATTATATGTATCTACAGTGGAGTAAGATAGATGTTGGTGCTCCTGATTTTAGAGATGCAAACAGATTGTTCTTTATATTTTGGGAAGCTTGTAAAGCAGATAACAGATGCTACGGTATGTGTTACTTGAAGAACAGACGATCTGGTTTTTCATTTATGAGTTCAGCTGAAACAGTCAACCAAGCAACATTAGCAAGTGATAGTAGATTTGGTATATTATCTAAATCTGGTGCAGATGCTAAAAAGATGTTTACAGATAAAGTTGTACCGATTAGTTTAAATTATCCTTTCTTCTTTAAACCTATACAAGATGGTATGGATAGACCAAAGTCAGAGCTTGCATATAGAGTTCCTGCTAAAAAGTTTACACGTAAAAAGATACGTGAAAGAGAGGAGATAGATGATATGGAAGGTCTTGATACAACTATCGACTGGAAGAACACAGGTGATAATAGTTATGATGGTGAGAAGCTTTCTCTGTTAGTACACGATGAGAGTGGTAAGTGGGAGAAACCTGATAATATAAAAAACAATTGGAGAGTTACAAAAACTTGCTTGAGATTAGGAAGTAGAATAATCGGAAAGTGTATGATGGGCTCAACAAGTAATGCTCTTGATAAAGGTGGAGAAAACTTCAGAAACTTATACTACAATTCAGATGTATCAAAACGAAACCGCAATGGACAGACTAAGTCAGGATTATATTCTTTGTTTATTCCTATGGAATGGAATTATGAAGGATTCATTGACAGATACGGACGACCTGTGTTTAGCACTCCTGAGCAACCCGCAATTGATCCACATGGAATAGAAATAGAACAAGGTGTAATCGATCATTGGGAAAATGAAGCAGAAGGTTTGAGAGATGACCAAGACGCTTTAAACGAATTTTACCGTCAGTTTCCTAGAACAGAAGAACACGCATTTAGAGATGAGACAAAAAATAGTTTATTTAATCTTATAAAAATATACGAGCAAATAGATTATAACGAAGGAAACAAAAACTCATCTGTATTAACAACTGGTAATTTTCAATGGGTGAATGGAGTTAAAGACACTCAAGTTGTTTTTAACCCAGATCCTAATGGTAGATTTAAAATAAGTTGGGTACCAGGAGTTGAATTACAAAATAATGTAATACTAAAAAATGGAGTTAAATATCCAGGTAATGAACACATGGGAGCGTTTGGCTGTGACTCGTATGATATATCAGGAACAGTAGATAGTAAAGGATCGAAAGGTGCTTTACACGGATTAACAAAGTTCTCAATGGAAGATGCTCCAGCTAATACTTTCTTTTTAGAATATATAGCTAGACCTCAAACCGCTGAAATATTTTTTGAAGATGTTTTAATGTCTTTAGTATTTTACGGTATGCCGATACTTGCAGAGAATAATAAACCAAGATTATTATACTATTTAAGAAGAAGAGGATATAGAGGCTTTAGTATGAATAGGCCAGACAAGATCTGGAATAAATTATCAACAGCAGAAAAAGAAGTTGGTGGTATACCAAACTCAAGTGAAGATATAAAGCAAGCTCATGCTGCTGCAATTGAAATGTATATTAACGATCACATTGGATTATTAGAAGATGGAACTTACGGTAATATGTATTTTAACGAAACGTTAAATGACTGGTCTAAGTTTGATATAAACAAAAGAACAAAGCACGATGCTTCAATTAGTACAGGTCTAGCAATAATGGCTTGCAATAGACATTTATACCGACCAAATCCAAAACAAAAGAAACAACCATTAAACCTAACTATATCCCGATATAATAACAAAGGATTTCAATCAACAATAATAAAACAATAACATGGCATATTCTGTTATAAACTTTCCTTCACAGGCAGTAAGTGATTTAGAAAAACTAAGTGAAGATTACGGACTTCAAGTAGCTAACGCAATAAAATACGAGTGGTTTCAAGGAATATCATCTAAGTATAACACCAATGAAAATCAATATCATCAATTAAGATTATACGCAAGAGGTGAACAATCAATACAAAAGTATAAAAATGAATTATCAATTAATGGTGATTTATCTTATTTAAATTTAGATTGGAAGCCTGTACCTATTATTCCTAAGTTTGTAGATATCGTTGTAAACGGTATGGCTCAAAGAAACTATGAGATAAACTGCTTTTCTCAAGACGAGTATGGTATTAGCAAAAGAACAGAATATATGGAGTCTATGCTAAGAGATATAAGATCTAAAGAATATAACGACTTAGCACAACAGCAATTTGGAGTAGATCTTTACGAAAACGATAAAGATACTTTGCCAGATACAGAAGAAGAGCTTGCGCTTCATATGCAACTTAACTATAAACAAGCAGTTGAGTTAGCGGAAGAGCAGGCTATAAATGTTTTATTAGAAAATAGTGATTACGATTTAGTTAGAAGAAGATGCTTATACGACTTAACGACTCTTGGTATAGCTTCAACTAAAACGACATTTGACTTTAGTAGTGGTGCAGAAGTAGAATACGTAGATCCAGCAAACATGGTTTACTCTTACACTGAATCACCATATTTTGATGATATATATTATGTTGGTGAAATAAAAGAAATACCAATAAACGAATTAGTTAAAGAGTTTCCAGATTTAACACAAGAAGAAATAAAAACTATAACAGATACTTCTGGAGCAGCTCCTTACGAAAACGCTCATTACAAAACAACTACAGATAAAAATAAAGTTCAAGTGTTATATTTTAATTATAAAACATATATGAACGATGTTTATAAATTGAAGACTGTTGCTAGCGGTGCGGAGAAGGTTATAGAAAAAGACGATACATTTAATCCACCTAAAAACAAAGACGGTGATTTTCAAAAACTTGAAAGAGTTGTTGAGTGTCTATACGAAGGTGTATATATAGTAGGTGCAAATAAATTGTTAAGATGGAGAATGATGGATAATATGATGAGGTCAGATTCAGATTTTACTAAAGTTAAAATGCCTTATCAAATAGTAGCACCAAGAATGTATAGAGGTAAAATAGAATCTTTAGTTAGTAGAATAACAGGTTTTGCTGACATGATTCAATTAACTCACTTGAAGATACAACAGGTTATGGCGCGTATGGTTCCTGATGGAGTATACTTAGATGCTGATGGTTTAGCTGAAATAGATCTTGGCAATGGTACAAACTACAACCCACAAGAAGCATTAAATATGTTCTTCCAAACTGGTAGTGTTATTGGTAGAAGCTTTACTGCTGATGGAGATATCAACCCAGGTAAAGTTCCAATACAACAAATAAGTAATGGAGTTAATAGTGGTAAGTTACAAAGTTTAATTACAACTTACAACTACTATCTACAGATGATTAGAGATACTACGGGTTTAAATGAAGCGAGAGATGGTAGTAACCCAGATAAAAACGCTTTAGTTGGAGTGCAAAAGCTTGCTGCTGCTAATTCAAATACAGCAACTAGACATATACTACAATCAATGCTATATGTAACTGCTGAGGTTGCTGAGTGCTTATCACTTAGAATATCTGATATAGTTGAGTACTCTCCAACAAGAGAAGCTTTTATAAGAGCTATAGGTGCTCACAATGTAGCTACACTTGAAGAATTAAAAGAGTTACACCTTTATGACTTTGGTATATTTATAGAACTTATGCCAGATGAAGAAGAAAAAGCTATATTAGAAAACAATATACAAGTTGCACTTAGTCAAGGTTTAATAGACTTAGATGATGCAATTGATTTACGTAACGTAAGAAATATAAAGCTTGCTAACCAACTATTAAAAGTAAAAAGAAGAAAGAAACAAGAGAGAGATCAAATACTACAACAACAGAATATACAAGCTCAATCACAAGCTAATGCTCAAGCTCAACAAGTTGCAGCTCAAGCAGAAGTACAAAAGAATCAAGCTAAAGCCCAAACCGACGCTCAACTTGAACAATCTAAAAATGAATTAAAGATACAGTATTTAGAAGAAGAAGCTAGAGTTAAAAAAGATTTAATGGCTTTTGAATTTGATTTAAATTCAAGATTAAAAAATCTTGATGGTGAAATACTTATGAAGAGAGATGAAAAAAAGCAGGGTGAACCTCTTAAAAAGTTTGAGTCGTCAGGTAATGATATAGTTACGGGAGACGCCGCTATGGGTAGGCTTACTCCTTAATATTTAATATTTTATAAAATTTTATTATGGCAGAAGAATTAGAAGAAGTTACCGAAGAGGTGACTGAAGAAAACAATGAACAACAAGTTGAAGAAGTTGTTCAAGAAGTAGATGAATCAAAGTTTGAAAGCGCTGGTGATCCAGACGTTGTTAAAGTTGATTTAAACAATCAACCACAAACTGAAAGCGAAGAGGTTGAGCAACAACCCGCTGAAGAAGAAGTGGTCGTAGTTAACGAGGAACCAAAAGTAGAAACAGAAGTTGAAGAAGAAAAACCTACGTTAGAAGAAGCAATAGAAGAAGCTGTAGCTACAGGTAAACCACTACCAGAGAATATACAAAAGCTTGTAGATTTTATGGAGGAAACAGGTGGTGATATAAGTGACTACGTAAATTTAAATAGAGACGTATCTAAAATGGATGACTCTGATGTATTAGACGAATACTACAGAGCAACCAAATCTCATTTAACAGCTGAAGAAAGAAACTTCTTATTAGAAGAGACATTCGGTTATGATGAAGAAGTTGATGATGAAAAAGATATACGTAAAAAGAAAATAGCCCTTAAAGAGCAAGTTGCCGAGGCTAAAGCCTATTTAGACGGGCAAAAGTCTAAGTACTATGAAGAAATTAAAGCTGGAAGTAAACTCACTGGTGAGCAACAGAAGGCAATTGATTTTTTTAATAGATATAACAAAGAGAATGAAGAGCAGAAAAAGATCACTGAAGCTAGCGTAAATAAATTTAAACAAAGAACTGAAAGGGTTTTTAATAAAGATTTCAAAGGTTTTGATTATCAAGTTGGAGACAAAAAATTTCGGTTTAATATTAAAGATATTAACAAAGTAAAAGAAACACAGAGCGATATTAATAATTTTGTTAACAAGTTTGTTGGTGAAGATAAAACAACTATTGAAGACGCAACTGGTTATCATAAGTCTTTATTTACAGCAATGAATGCAGATGTTATAGCTAAGCACTTTTATGAGCAAGGCAAAGCAGATGCAATAAAAAATCAAGTTGCTAAAGATAAAAACATAAACACTGATCCAAGACAAACACATGGTGAAGTAAACGCTGGAGGTATTAAAGTTAAAGTACTAGGTGATTCTGCTAATGATTTCAAATATAAAATTAAAAGAAAAAATTAACAATTTAAAAAAAATATATTATGGCAATTAATGCAGGAAATGAGTTGAACAGCGTTCCAGCTTCACAGAAGCAAACGCTAGATTCAAACTACATAGATTTTACTGCGTCAGGCACTGCTGGCTGGGCGCAACAATATGTGCCAGATCTTCTAGAAAAAGAAGCGGAAGTATTTGGTAATAGAACAATTTCAGGATTTTTATCACAAGTTGGAGCTGAAGAAGCTATGACTTCTGATCAAGTTATCTGGACAGAGCAAGGTAGATTACATATATCAGTTAAAGGTACATTAGATACTGATGACTCTATATTTACTGTAACTTCTGATATAGATGGTAATAATGCAACTACAACAAATGTATTTACATTAGCTAATCATGGTGTTAGACTAAACGACATAGTTCTTGTAGCTGTTGCTGGAAGAATTATTAGAGCTCACGTAACAAAAGTTGCTGGTGTAGCTATAACATGTCAACCTTACAATGTTGAACACTTTAATGCTGATTCAGCTATAGCTACTTCTAACTCTATAGACGCGACATTACTAGTTATAGGTTCTGAATTTAAGAAAGGTGTTACAGGTCAAGGTTCTTATGGATCAGGTACTGGTTCTGCTAGAACGGTTAAACCAACTCACGTTTCTTTTACTAACAAACCAATTATTCTAAAAGATGCTTATGAAATTTCAGGATCTGATTCTTCTCAAATAGGTTGGGTAGAGATTTCTGGAGAAAGTGGACAGAATGGTTACTTATGGTACTTGAAAGCTGAAGGTGATACAAGATCTAGGTTTACTGATTACTTAGAAATGACTATGATGGAGGCTGAGAAAACAGCAGCTGCTTCTCATATCGTTGATGCTGGTGGTACTAACGATACTGACTATGCTGCTTTAGGTACTAACTCTGGTTCTGAAGGTTTATTCGCTGCTATTGAATCAAGAGGTAATGTAACTACAGGTGTAACAGGTGTTAACGCTGCTACTGACTTAGCTGAATTTGATGCTATCTTAGCTGAATTTGATAATCAAGGAGCTATTGAAGAAAACATGATGTTTGTAAATAGAGCTACATCTCTAGCAATGGACGATATGTTAGCTTCAATGAATTCTTATGGAGCAGGAGGTACTTCTTACGGAGTGTTTGATAACTCAGAAGATATGGCATTAAACTTAGGTTTCTCAGGATTCAGAAGAGGTTCTTACGACTTCTACAAATCTGACTTCAGATACTTAAATGATAAAGCTACAAGAGGGAGTATTAATGAGCGTGGAACTAGTGATGCTGTTAGAGGTATTATAATTCCAGCTGGTACATCTTCTGTATATGATCAGCAATTAGGAAGAAATATGAAGAGACCATTTTTACATGTTAGATTCAGAGCTTCTGCTACTGATGATAGAAGAATGAAAACTTGGACTACTGGTTCTGTTGGAGCTGTTACTTCTGATCTTGATGCAATGCAAGTTCACTACTTATCAGAAAGATGTTTAGTTACTCAAGGTGCTAACAACTTTATGTTAATGAAGTAAGACACATTATTTATAAGGGCGGTCTAGTATCGCCCTTATATTTTTATTAATTATATTATATATTATATTATGGCAAACAAAAAGAAAACAACAACTAAGGTTGAAGAACCTATAGTTGAAGAAACGGTTGTTATAGAGCAACCTAAAGTTAAAGCTTCCAAAGAAGAAGCTAAACCAAAGAATACTTGGGAAATAAAAGATAGAGTTTATTTTTTAAACAGACAAAGAAAACCTTTATCATATTCTATAAAATCATCTGGAATATTTTGGTTCGATGAAGAAAAAGGTTATGAAAGAGAACTTAAGTATACGGAAAATCAAAGAACATGTTTTGTTGATGAAATGACTGGTGATCAAAGATTAGCACATATAGTTTTTAGGAATGGTCATTTACACGTTCCAAAAGAAAAAACAGTGCTGCAAAAGATGTTATCATTATATCATCCAGAAAGAGGTCAATTGTTTTATGAATACAAAGCAGAAGAAATAGCTGTCGACGAGGTAGCTAGTATTGAGGTTGAAATTGAAGCTTTAAATGCAGCTCAAAATTTAGATATAGATATGGCAGAAGCTGTCATGAGAGTAGAAGTTGGTTCTAAGGTATCAGAGATGAGTTCTAAAGAACTTAAAAGAGATCTACTATTATACGCTAAGAAAAACCCTATATTATTCTTAGAACTAGTTAATGACGAAAATGTTCAATTAAGAAACTTTGGTATTAGAGCTACAGAAATGAAGATAATAAAATTATCGTCAGATCAAAGAACTTTTACTTGGGGATCTAATGATAGAAAACTAATGACAGTTCCATTTGATGAGCACCCATATTCAGCGTTAGCTGCTTGGTTTAAAACCGATGAAGGTATGGAGATATATCAAAATATAGAAAAAAGATTAAATTAATAATCTTTTATACAATTAAAGATAGCCACTACTACAGTGGCTATTTTTATTTAGGGGCTAACCTTCCGCTTTATTATGTAACTATAAGTATAGTAAAATATATTATATTATGAGTAAATCAAAAGGTTTGGGGGATTCTATAGAAAAATTTACAAAAGCAACTGGTATAAAATCATTTGCTAATTATGTTACTAAGAAAACTGGAAAACCTTGTGGTTGTAATAAAAGAAAAGAATTACTTAATAAGGCTTTTCCTTATAAACAAAAATAATTATGGCAATAAGTATAGACGATGTATATCAAAAGGTTTTATCTTTAGCAAATAAAGAACAGCGAGGTTACATAACACCTCAAGAGTTTAATTTGTTTGCTGATAAAGCTCAAAAGGAAATATTTGAAAATTATTTCCATGATATGAAAACAGCTAAGTACAAAAGAAAAAACCACTCAAGTGGTACAGCGTTTGACGAAGTAGAGATGCTACAAGAGAAGTTACATCCATTTCAAAACGAAGAATCACTACAATCAAGCCCTGGACTTGACTACTATGAAATCCCTAGTGATTGTTACCATCTAAATGCTTTATCAAGTGTTAATGGAGAAATAACAGAAGTAACTAGAAAAGAAGTTTTATATATTGAAAATAACCCTTTATTAGCTGCAACAACTAAAAGAATGAACTATGTTAGAGAGGATTATCTAAATAATTCTACTAATTATATTAAATTGTACCCGGCTCAAACAAGTAATATCAATATAATTATTCATTACTGGAGATTACCTGTAACACCTAACTGGGCTTATGTTGTTGTTAACGAAAAAGCTTTATTCAATGCAAATTTAGCTCAAGATTTTGAATTGCACTTTTCTGAAGAAGAGCATTTAGTAACTAGAATACTTCAGTTATCTGGAATAACTATAAAGCAACAAGATATACAACAAGCTGCAATAGTAGATAAACAAATGTCAACACAAGATAAAAATAATTAATCATGGGTTTATTAGACGGAACAAATCAAAATCAATATTATACTGGTAGTAACTTTGGCGATTATCAGTTTACAACTTTAGAGCATATAATAAATGCTTTCATGATTACTCATGTTGGAGAAGATAAAATATTATCTAAAGTAAATAGAACAGATGTGCAGTTTCATGCTATGCGTGCTATACAAGAATTATCATACGACGTGTTAAGATCTTTTAAGTCTCAAGAAATAGAAGTGCCAAACTCATTAGTCATGGTATTACCACAAGACTACGTTAATTATGTAAAGATAACTAGATTAGATGATAATGGTATAGAACGTTTATTATATCCAGCACGTAATACATCTAATCCATTTGCTATAGAACAAGACTCAAGTGGGGTATACCAATTTACAGACTCTGATAATGATGGTGCTGTTGATACTTTAACCGAGCAAACACCTAGTAATACTTTAGATAATTTTGAAACACAGGTCGTAGAAGTTGATCCATATGCAGATGATACTACAGATATAGAAATAGATAGTAGAGGTAGAAGATATGGTTTAGACCCACAGTACGCTCAGGTAAATGGTAGTTTTTTTATAGATAACTTAAGAGGTAAAATACATTTTGGTTCTTCTTTATCTGGAAAAACTATAACTTTAAAATACGTTAGTGACGGACTCGGTACAGACTCTGAAATGGTTGTACATAAATTTTGCGAAGAAGCTTGTTACAAGTGGATAGCTTATGGTATATTATCTACAAGATCTAATATACCTCCGTTTATAGTTAACAGATTTAAAAAAGAAAGGTTTGCTGAAACTAGAAAAGCTAAGATAAGATTATCAAATATTAAGATAGAAGAATTTACTCAAGTACTTAAAGGTATGGGTAAACAAATAAAATAATTTAGTATGCCAGAAATTAAACACACTTTCACAGGCGGAAAGATGAACAAGGATCTTGACGAAAGACTTGTTCCAAACGGTGAGTACCGTGATGCTATGAATATTCAGGTCAGAACCACATCTGGTGGTGATGATGGTATTGGCGACGCAGGTTCTGTTCAAAACATAAAAGGTAATAGTATTATAGGTAGTTCACAAGGAGACTTGTTAAATCATCAATGTGCTGGTAGTGTAGTTGATGAAAAAAATGACGTAGCTTATTTTTTATTCTACAATAATAATCCTATACAACCAAATACAATAGAGCAGTTTCCATCACAAGATGTTATATGGACTGAAGCTATAATAGAACAAAGTGTTTTAGGTACAACAACTCCGGTTGTAGTAGATGTCTACGCGGTTGCACAACCATTTAGTACGGCGGTAAGTTCAGCTAATTTTCCTGTATTACAAAATGGAGTTTGGACACAGATAACTTTAAATGATGCATCGTCCCTTAGAGTTGACATGACAATAAAAGCTCTTGATACAGACGGTGTAGATCAATTTAATAATGCAAAAATAAAAGCTATTAATGGAAACGTAGTTACTTTATATAGTGAACAAACTTTAGATATATCTACGTTTACAGATGGTTATGGTTTACCTTTACAAGGTTTTCTTTTTGAGCATCCTAAGTTATTAAACTTAAGACCAACCAGCAATATAGCTAGAGATAAAATAACTGGTATAAATATAATTGATGATTTATTATTTTATACAGACGGTAGAACTGAACCAAAGAAAATAAACATTACAAGATGTAAAGAAGGTACAGCTGGTTTTACTAGTCATACAAAGTTAATGGTTGAACATCCTATAACTAAACAATTAGTTGAAGCTGTTGACTTAGAGTTTCCAAACGACTCAGATCAATCTTTAATATCTGCTAGTGCTGATTTATTAGAAAAGCATATAACAGTAATAAGGAAAGCTCCATTATATCCTCCAACAATAGAAGTTAAAACTAGAGAAGAAGCTGATTTAGAAGCTACTATTGATTTTAACTTTGGATTAACAGAAGATAACATTGGTGATATATTTAATATAACTAACGATGAGTTTTATTCTACTAAATATAAACCTAATGATATTCTCAAGTTTATAGATAACGATACTGATACTATAATAAAGTTTAAATTTATATCATATCAAAACCAAATAACTGAAACTGTTGTATTAGCGGATGGTACAGAGCAAGTCAATGTAGTTGATCTTGAATTAAGTTTAGTACCAACTAATGTTATATCTATAGAATTAATAAGTATATCGCAAGAGGTTTTTGATGGTGCTGACACACAAACTTACGACATAAGTGTAGACTTACCAAAACCTTTATTTGAATTAAAATTTCCTAGGTTTGGCTACAGATATAAATATGAAGATGGAGAGTACTCTAGTTTCTCACCATTTTCTGAAATAGTTTTTAGACCAGGTAATTTTGATTATGTAGTTACTAAAGCTTTTAACTTAGGTATGGTTAATACCATTAGAGAGTTAGTAATAAAAGATTTTATACCACTACATACTGATAGGCCTTTTGATATAAAAGCTATTGACATACTATTTAAAACAGCTGACTCACCTAATATATATGTTGTTAAAACTATAGAAAAAGAAAAGGATGCAGAGTGGGAGTTGTTTACTCCAGGTCCTATAACAGGTGATGACTCTATACAAACTGGTGAACTCAATATAACATCAGAGATGATTCATAGAGTTTTACCATCTAATCAAATATTAAGAGCTTTTGATAACGTACCTAGATATGCAAAAGCACAAGAGGTTACATCAAACAGAATTGTTTATGGTAACTATACTCAAAACTACGATATAAACTTTCCAGTAAACTTAGTTCAAAGTTTATCTAGTGATAACTCAGCAACGCTAAACGATCCACAAAAATCTATTAAATCTATTAGAAGTTATAAATGGGGTATGGTATTTGGAGACAAGTACGGTAGAGAAACACCTGTTATAACATCTGGTTATACTATAGGTGATGGCAACAACTTTGAAAGTTTTTCTGGTGATATTGTTACTGAAAAGGATTTAGCTCCATTAAAAAATACTTTTAAATTACAACAAGAGTGGGAGAGTCAAGTGTTAGGCAATGGTCAACCAGAAGACTGGATGGAATACGTAAAGTATTACGTAAAAGAAACAACTAGCGAATATTACAACTTAGTAATGGATCGTTGGTACTATGCTGAGAAGAGAGAGAATATGTGGTTATCTTTCCCTTCAGCTGATAGAAATAAAATAGACGAAGAAACATATCTATTACTTAAAAACGAACACGGTAACCAAATACCTGTAGTAGACAAAGCAAGGTACAAAGTTATAGCAATAGAAAATGAAGCTCCAGATTTTATAAAGATAGATCATAGAACAATGGGATTAGTTACATTAGATACCACAGATGGTAATACAATTGATCCAGCTGCAGCTTTATTTACTATACAAGCACCTCCAGTTCCTCCAGATACATCAACTAGTGTGCCGAGTGTTTTAATTAGTTCTACATCTTTATTAATAGGTCAAGCATCTTTTAAAAACTTACTTGATAGATATAATTTCTCTAGAACTACAAATCGAGGTACTATAAAGTTTAGGTTTGTAGGTAGAACAGTTAATAATTCTACTCAAGCTGTAAATAACGTTTTATATAGTTCTTGGAAAACTCTAACACACTATTCTAGTCCTGAAATTGGAGGTACTACTCACGCTCAAATATTTTGGAATGAACCTTTTGGCAATGATGACTTTGGTGTATCAGAAGTAGACTTCTTTACTAGATTCACTAATGCTTTAGCTGCTGGCTCAACTGATCAAAATGGTGTACCAATAACATTAGCTTTAAATACATCAACTAATCTTTTAACTTACAATGTAGAATTTAAAGAAGAAGTTGTAGAAAACAAACCAGAGTTTGATGGTAGATTTTTTGTATTAGTAGAAAAAGATGCTACACTATTAAGCGCACTGCAGTCTGGTAAGTCAAGTACAGAATACTGGGGACAACTAGATAGCTTTAACTTAGCTTATATAGATTCTCAAAAATATAATCCTGGTATTGGTGGAGATTATGGTGGTGATGGTACTAACAATGATAATAATCCTGCGTATGAGTGGGCTGATGGAAGTTTTGCTAATTCTTATGAAGCCAGCTACATGGCCCTTGGTTGTGTTGGCCAAGATAATTTAGATTTATCAGATGCTGTATCTTGGACAGACCAACTTAACGGTAATCTTACTATATTAAATTATGGAGATGAAACTAGAAATTTTTGGCAGCAATGGGAAAACAGTACTAATGCTGGTTTATTTTTAGATGGAGCTAGAGCTACTGACTGGGAGAACACTCCAGGAGATACTTGGTACAATTATAAACCAACTCCTTTAGATTACGGTACATTGACAGATGGTACTTTAGGTAGAATGAGAATATCTACTCAAACTCTTAATCAAGCTCCTGCGTTTAATAATGTAGACCAAATATACATAGACTACATGACTACCCCTGGGACAATATTTGAATTCGCAAATAATCCAGGTGTACACTATAAGGTAATAAGTGCAGAGCAAGAGACAAATATTATACGTAACTTTGGTCACCCTACATGGGCTAATGCCGGTAATCAAAATTGGCATGAGCTTTATTCTGAAAGTTATGTTCTTGCTAACACCGGTGGTAGTAGCGCTTTGTATAGCTACAATGCTGTAGAGTACGGTGAAGATTTTACTTTTCCGGTAGCCTATTGGGGAGTAATGGTTCCTCCAAATTTCAATATAGCTGTTGATTTTGATCAAGTAAATCCAGAGCTTTTTGCTATAGGTTCAGGTGGTCCTTTTAATGTTGCACATTTATGGTCTAGTTCAGAAAGCTACTCATCGTTTGGAGAATGGGACGAAGGCGCTTCTCAATTTTATCAAAACATAATAGATTCTGTAGAGGCTAATAGTACTGCAGTTGGACCTATTGGTCCTATTGATGTTCATAGTTCAACAAATCTTGACGGTGATCATGTTATTATAGGTACAACTCATCCAGGTGATCAAACATGTGGTATATGTGATAATTTAGGCCCAGGTATACATGCAGGTTGTGGTAGACATAGTGTTAGATTTGAATTTAGAAAATTAGGAGAAAACAATCAAGAACTAAATACTGGTATAGACTTAGATGTAGATCCTGATCCAAGAGCTGTAAATGCACATGATGGTTCTACTAGAAATTTAGTTATAAACATATTGCAAGAAGTAGGTACTGCTGGTGGTGTGCAAGAAGATTTTGATGTTAAAGATGGTGCGTGTTGGGAAACAGAACCAAAAGAAGATGTAGATTTAGAATTATACTATAACGCTACACCAGCTTTACCAATGTCACTAAACAAAGGTAATACTACAGCATTTGTACCACCCAACGCTGGAGTAGATTCTTATTATATAGATAATCAAGGTAACGAAATTTATAGTACGTTCACTACTTATGACACTACTCCTTATATATCTGGCTATGATTACTCAGCTACTAATCCAGTTATAGGTATATCATCCGAACTTAATGGAGTGACAGCTGAACACAAAGCTAAAATAGGTATAGGTTCCATGATATGCTTTACTCACAAGGATGGTACAATAACTAAAAGTAAAGTAAATAATTATTATTCTAGAACAGTACAAGATGTAGATGGTGATGGAAATAATGATGTGTATGTATTACAAAAACAACAGTGGTACAATGTAAGTATTCAATACAATGATGCTACTGGTGGTGTAATTTTTACAGATGTAGGTAATCAAAACCTACTAAATGCTTTACCTATATCTAACAATAACGATATATCAATATTTGGCAATGGTATACCAAATGGTTTAATTTTAAATAATTACTCTGGTAACACAAATGACTTTTGGATAAGTGATACTGCTTGGATGAACCAAGGTAACGGTGCAGCTAATACTGTATATCAAGTATTTATAGCTCAAGCAACTGGATGGTACGAAATAGATAGTGAAGTTTGGCAATACCCAGTTCAACCAGGTTGGTTTAATTGTTACTCATTTGGTAATGGTGTTGAGTCTGATAGAATAAGAGATGATTTTAATGGTACTCAACTAGACAATGGGGTTAGAGTATCAACAACATTTGAAGATTATAAAGAAGAAACTAGATCTTCTGGATTAATATACTCTGGTATATATAACTCTACTTCAGGTATTAATGATCTGAATGAGTTTAATATAGCAGAAAAAATAACTAAAGATTTAAATCCAACATATGGATCAATACAAGCTCTAAAAACTAGAGATACTGATGTTGTGGTATTTACAGAGGATAAAGTGTTGAAATTACTTTCAAACAAAGATGCTTTATTTAATGCAGATGGTAACCCACAATTAACAGCAACTGACAGAGTATTAGGTCAATCAATACCATTTGTTGGTGATTATGGAATATCTAAAAATCCTGAATCATTAGCAACAGATCAATATAGGATGTACTTTACTGATAAACAAAGAGGTGCTGTACTTAGATTATCAAGAGATGGTTTAACTCCTATATCTAATGTAGGTATGAAAACTTATTTTAGAGAAAACCTAAAGAACAGTGAAGATTTAATTGGAAGCTTTGATAAAGTAAACGGAGAATATAACTTAACTATAGAAAGAGTTAGTGATAGTAAAACAATATCATTTAATGAAGGTTCTAAAGGTTGGGTTAGTTTTAAATCATTTATACAAGACGAAGGTGTTTCTGTTAGTGGTAAATACTTTACTGTTAAAGGAGCTGATATATACGAACATTATATAGATAATATTGGTGGTGTAGGAAACTATAATACTTTCTATGGACAATATACTGAATCTACTATAGATGTTTTATTTAATGACATACCTGGTTCAGTTAAATCGTTTCAAACTGTAAACTATGAAGGTACACAAGCTAGAGTTAATAAACATGTAGCAACTGATAATGCTACTGGTTTAACTACTATTACAGACGCAAATGGAAATACTATAACAAATTTATCAGATGGTGAGTACTATAACCTAGCAGAAAAGAAAGGTTGGTATGTTGAATCATTTGAAACTGATATGCAAACTGGTAGTGTACCGGAATTTATAAATAAAGAAAATAAATGGTTTAACAAGATAAGTGGTGATACAACTAACTTTGATAATTTAGATACAAATGAATTTTCAGTTCAAGGTATAGGGCTTATTGGTGGTATAGATGTACCTCCAATACCAACTGGTTGTACAGATCCTACAGCTGAAAACTACGATTCAACAGCTATATTAGATGATGGTAGCTGTACGTTCTCTGCTAATCCATGTATAGTAAGTATAACTCCTTATGTAAATGGAGTTGTTTCAACTACGATGGCTGAAGGTGAAGTTGTTGTATTTGAGGTGCAGTTCCAAAACGCTGAAGAAGGTCTTAATTATCCTTATAGTGTTATTAATAGTCCAACAACAGGTAGTAGTTTACTTGGTACAGCGGGTTATATATCGGCTGCCTCTGAAGATGGAATTGACTTACTAGTTTCTGGTGGCAATGCACTTGGTAATGTAGTTGAAAGTAATGTTACACAAGCTGGTATTTTTATACAAAATCCAGCTACTAACGTTGGGGTACAAAGTGATTTAAATCCTGGAACTGAATACACATTATTCACTGCATCTCCAACGCCTACTCAACAGTTTATTCAAGGGGGAGGATCTTTAAACATTCTCAATATAAACCAAACTGGAAGTGATATAGGAGGTAATCTTGATGTTACTATAAATATAGAGATGGCTAACTTAACATCTATTAATAATCAAGTTGCATATGCAGTAGTATACGCAAATCCTGGTGTTGTTGAAAGCAACGAAACGTTTACATTTACAATAAGTGATTCAATTACTCTTGTTGATGTCATGTCACAAACAACTGTAGGTAGTACAAATTTTGCAAATCTATGTAACGGGGCAATTGCTTCTGTTGAGATGACAATTACTAGTGCTGACGTAAATCAACCAGATCAATATACATTAACAATACAAAACGACCCTAACGACTAATGGCAACAAATTTATTAAACTGTACGGTAACAACATATTCTTCTTTAGAAGATGTAGGTGATGGAGTACAACTTATAGAAGAACAATTAATAACAGATCCTGTTATACAAAATGCTATAGCGGTTACTAATGCTAGTTGGATAGTAGACTCTCTTCTTGAACCTAATATCAAAGTATTAGTTATAGAGCCAGATCCTGGTTATACTATATCTGCACCAAATATAACGCTAGGAGGTGTAGTGGCTAGTGCTTTCCCAGCCCCAGATAACACAACTAATGATAGTGGTATAGCATCATTTAGTTGGAGTCAACAATTTGCAGGAGCCTTTAACTATGATTGGTTATATCCAAACATAGAACGTATAACATTAAGAAATACAGTTGCTTTTCAATACTTTAGCGATTTAGGTGATATTTCAACTATCCAGCCTCCATATCCACTAGGTAACAAAGTTGTAGCAACTATAGTACTTAACCCTACTTTTGTTATGCCGAATAATAACTTAACTATAAATATAGATTTTGATGGAGCTGCAGTTTTATATGAAGTGCCACAGCCTACTGCAACAAGTACTTTAAAAATAATACCAAGAGGTAGAATGTTAAATTTTTTTAATTCTGATTGTGTTGGTTATACTTCTAATACCTCTTCAACATACTCTTCTGGGGTCCCAGGATCCGGGGATAACGTATCAGGTATATTTACTAATAATGACAGCTGTGATCCAGATGGTGAGTTTTCTAATCAAAGTGTATTTGTAACTGGAATAATTTCTGATGAGAATGGAAACGAATATCATACTCATCAGGATGGTCCTGATTTTTTAAATCAAGATAGCGAAGCCTCAACTCTTATTCCTAATAATTTTTACGGACCTACACATACTAATTCTGGTATTGATGCTTCTGTAGGTTATAAAAGTATTAGATTTAATTTAGAAGAAGGAGATGGTGTTTTAAATGGTAATCTACCTCAATATGTTTATATAAAGTTTGTTGCTTTTGCATTTAGTGGAGAAACTTTTCAGACTGGAAATAATGCTCCACTTCAGCCGGCTTTACCTCATACACCATTGTACATAAACCCTGATAATTGTCAACCTTTACTTCAAGTGTATGGTGGTGCAATAAGTTCAATAGGAGGTGTTGGATTAAATAACACTGGTCAAGATGGTACATATTTTCCTGAATCTGATATGGCACCTTTTGTTTTTTCTAGCGCAATAAGTGCTACTGGAATCGATTCTTATGGATCCCAACAATTATTACGTATTGAAGACTACCAAGTTACAGAAATATTTCCTACTGAAGGTTACGGAACAGAGACAAATGCTGTTTTGGTTAGGTTAGAACTTAATCCAAATTATGTTTTTAGTGAAAATTTATATGACTCTACTAGACTTGGTATAGCACTTACTGGATTAACAACTCAAAATGCAAACGGCGAGACGCTGGATGGAAATACATTTTACTATAATAGTTATAATTATTTATCATTTGAACCTTTTACTGGTAATGGCGTTGGGTTTAATATTAACATAATAGACGAACAAGGATAAATTTAAAATAATATGGCAACAGTAACAATAACCCCAGTAAATACAACTAGAGCAAAAAGTAGGTTACCTAGAACCACAACATTATCAACTGAAGTTGTTAATGGAGGTTTATCTAATCAACTTACTAATAATTTTCTAGCTGGAAGTGTAGGTATAAATAGATCTAGTGTTGTTGCTACAATTAAACTTGTTGCTGATACTGGTAAGAAGTTTTTGAAAGTACCAACAATAACGGCTGTTAATAGAGAAGATTCTCAACATGTTAATTTATTTCTAACTGGAGTAGAGAAAACTAGTAACTTCGTTACAACATATAATTTTAATGTTGTATATAACAACGACTCTGAAGTTGTCAACCCTTTGAATTATAAACTTGATTACAAAGAAGTAAGTTTAGTAACTAGATCTCTAGCAATTAATAATTTAAAATATACTGGAGAAGATAAAGTAAGACAGTATGGTGATAGAAAAATTATAACAGTATCTGGTTCTCCAAATACACCTTTCGTACTTACTGTTAATAAAATAATAGACTCAAGAGAAACATTAGCTGATGGAACAGTTAGAGTTGTTAATAGTGTAGAAGAATCTATACTAAGTACTCTTAATAAAAACTCTACAAAAGTAGATAGTAAAGGTAATACAGTTAATTGTATTAGTAGAAACCTAGATAGCACTGGTAAGTTTACATTTAATCAAGACTTTCCTGGATTAATAACAGTTATATCAACAAAAGTAAATGGTAGTATGGCTGCTAGTGGTGCTACTAAAATAATATTTGATAGTTTGACTGGTGTAGAAGTTGGTGATAAAATAGAATCATCTAATATAAACTCTAATAAAACCGTAACTGTTATAACTTTAAATCCTGACAGTGATAATGTTAATGAGTGTACAGTATCTGAGTCTGTAACATTAGCTGATAATGCTGATGTTGTTTTTAGAAGAGGTTGCTCATATGGTATAGATATAACATCTGATCATTTAAATTCTAGAATACCTACAACAACACCAACGTTTACTTTAAATCAATATATAAACCCCACGTTAACCTTAACTGCAACTGAAAATGGTAGTAGATACACTATAACAGATCAAAATAGTGTTACTACTTCAGCTGGTACAGTTAGTACAGCTAGTTATGTTGGTATAGCAGACTCAAGTAAAAAGAGTCCTTCTAATAATAACAAATGGAATATTAGTTATTTATTAACTGGATCAGGTGGAACAGCTTTTTCTACTGTAGCAGAAAGTCCTAGTACATTAGAGACTATTAGATTCTCAACATCTAACTCTAGTAATTCTAGTTGGACAAACTCTTTACCATCTGAAAACGGTGGTACAGATATATCTATAACTAACATAGCGACTACAGCTGCAGGCGCACAAACAATAACAATAACAGCTACTGTTATAGTACATAAATGGGGTACTCAAAATGTAACTATGGATTTTGATTTAAGTAAAGTAGTAGTTAACGCTTAAAATAAATAATATGGCAATAGTATCAATAACATTAACTTTTGGTTTTCAATCGGGTAGTTTAAACTCTTCACTACAAATAGGTGACACAGCTTATTATACTAACCCTACTGATGTAGCAGAGTTTGATGTTAATAATAGTATGGTTGAAATAGGTATAGTAACCGCTATAGGTTTTGATGATGACAACAACCAAACAACTGTAGTATGTAACATGGACGCTGCAACTCCACCTCCTACAGATGGTACTGGTGGTACACCACAAAGTTATATATTCTTTAGTAAAGATAATAAGGTAAATTCAACTTCAATGCTAGGTTATTTTAGTAAAGCTAAGTTTAAAAACAACTCTACAGATAGAGCTGAAATATTCGCTACAGCTTGTGAAGTATTCGAAAGCAGTAAATAAACACTAAATAGTGTAATTATAATTAATTAGAAAAACAAATAATATGGCAGAAGAAAAAAGTCCTTTTAAAATACTTGGAGCTGTTGGAGCGTTTGCTTCAGCAAACCCTGCTTTAGCTGGTAGTATTATATCAGCTGGCTCATCTTTACTTGGAGGTATATTTGGTGGAGGAAGAGCTAGAAGAGCTCAAAGAGATGCGGAGCGAAAAGAACGTATGGCTAGAACTGAAATGAACAGACTTAAACAAGTTTATTCAGATTTAGATACTAGTAATCCGTATTTAAATATGGAGAACGTTATGGAAGATTTAACTGTTAACCAAAAGCAAGCTCAATTTGAATCACAACAATTTCAACAATCACAAGCTAATATACTTAGTGGACTTAGAGATGCGGCAGGTGGTAGCGGCGTAGCAGCTGTAGCACAAGCATTGGCACAACAAGGTCAATTACAAGCTCAAAGATCTTCAGCTAGCATTGGAGCTCAAGAATCTAGAAATCAAATGCTAAGACAAAGAGAAGCTGGTAGATTACAAACTCTTGAAAGACAAGGTGAATTAATATCTCGTGGACAAGAAAGACAAAAGGTAACTAGCTTACTTGGTATGGCTCAAGCAGAAACAGCAGCATATGGACAACAGGTTTCAGCAGCACAGCAAGCAAGATACAATGCTATTGGTGGTGCCTTTAGTGGTATCGCGCAAGCTGGTATAGCAGGTTTACAAGCTGGAGCTTTTGATAATATACAAGGTGTAGGTAGACAAGGTACAGTTGATATAGATTTTGAAGAGATGAATAGATTAAATAATGTTGACTCTCAAGGTAATAGTTTAGGTGGTATAAGTTATGCTGAAGGTTATTCAGATACTACTAATCCTAGTCAAATGTCTTCAATTAGTGGTGGAAATACAGTTAGCTTTGGACAAGCTTTTAGTCAAGCTAGAGCGGCAAAAGGACCAGGCCAAACATTCATGTGGAACGGTCAAATGTATACTACTAACTATGCGGAAGAAGTAAATCAATAATTTAATAGTAATATGAAAGATAAAAAATCACCATTAAAATTTTCAGGTTTAGCAAGCGGAGCTTATAGAGCAGCTAGAGTAGAAGGAGCTGGAGATATAGCTGCATCCAAAGCTATAACAAAAGCTGCAGGTAGTATAGCACAAACTGGTCTAGCATTAACTCAATACTTCGGTGAAGTTGGTAGACAGTATGATGAGTTCGTAGAGAACGTTACTAACAACGGTGTGATGTTAACTGATGAAAACTTTGAAGCTTTATATGACGATCTACAAAGTGGTAGAAACGATTTTATTTTAGGTAGTAAAAAAAGTAGAACTTTAGCTATGAAAGATTTATCTGAGCTAGCTAATAGCTATGAAGACTATAAGGGTTTAGTTGAGAACACAGCTATACTAGCTGATAGCCCAGATGGTTTATTAGATATATTTAAAAATAGTCCAGAAGGAAAAGCATACTTAGACGCTGTAAGTGGTAGAAATAAACTTATGAAAAATCCTAGTAAGTCTGCTCAAAATAAAAATGAGTTAGGAGTTATGTTAGGTGACAGGTGGACTTCGCTAAGCGAACTTAAAAACATAGCAGGTAATAATGTTAAAGATACAAACTTCGCTGGAACAATAGAAGCTTTAGCAATTAAACAATTACAAAGCAAAAGAAAACCAAACATGAAAGCTATAAACTATAGTGTTTCTAGAATGGTACAAAATGGTAAAACAAAATCATTAGTTCACAGTGAGATTATTCCAGGTAGAACATTTTATAACGATGTTGTATCTAAGCTAACAACTAATAGCTACGCTGACTTAGGTCTAAATGATGTAACATTAAATAAGTATGCTGATGCTAGTGATGTTAACTGGAAAGATGGTATCAATAATGAAGAAGCTCAATTGATAGCAAACACTATGATTAATGATACAATGTATACTAATCAACTACAAGCTGAATTAATAGATTATTATTCTAATTATGCAGCTCAACAAAATCCTCAATACGTAACACCAATTGTTGGTATAGGTAGAGGTACAGCTTCTACTGTTCAAGATCAATATCAATTTATAATGAACAATCCAAATTTAACTGATGAGGAAAAAACTGATGCAATTATAGATCTACAAGTAGGACAAACAGAAATGCAAAACGAAGACGAATTTGCAGATTAAAACAAATTACATTTATTAACGGGTAACTAACGAAACAGTATGAAAAGATATCAATTTGATTTAAATGGTGAAACTATATTTAAAAATGTTTCATTAAACAACGAACAAAAGTTTTTCGATAAATACGGAAAATACAATCCGGTTCTAATATCTGATGAGCCGGGAAAGTCTCAAGGGACGGGTCAGTCCCAAAACAATCAACAAAATACTACGGACTTAAAGTCGGACAATGGGTCTTTGGATTCGCAAGAGTCTAATGCACTAACAGACATGGTAGACGACTTCATGGGCTGGTTTAAAAAAACTAAAGCAGGTGAACTTCTACAAAAACAAGGTGAAAAAAATACAGAAATATTATTAGGAACAAAAGAAAATCCCACAGCTTTAGGTGAAGCTATATATAGCGCTATACCATCAGCTCAATCTATAGATGAAACATTCACTGTTGCGCTAGGTAAGAAGTTTGATGACTTAACAGATAAAGATTTTGAAGCTTATGTTGATGTAGTAAACAAAGCTAATGCAGCTGGTGAACTTACAGAGCTTAAAGAGTGGACAGATGCTTATGATAAATATAGAAAAGATGAAAATGTTTTCATGTCAACTCTACTTGCTACTAAAGATAAAGGCGCAACTGGTTTAGCTCAAGTCACAGTTCAGAGTATGGCTAGATTATTTAATAAACAATCTATAGCAGCTGGAACTGCTATTGGTGGAGTTGGTACTGGTCTTGCTGGACCTGCTGGAGCTATGGGTGGTTTCTTTGCAGGAGCAAACTTTATGACAGAAAGCATGCTTTCGTTTCAAGGTTTATTACAAGACGAGCTAACTAAGCAGAACTTAGATTTTACAGCTGATAATATAAGAACTGTTTTATCTGATGAAAAAACAAGAAATAAAATACAAGCTAAAGCAATAGCAAGAGGAGGTGTTATAGGTACTGTAGAGGGTATATCCACTTTATTAGGAGCTAAGGGTGCTTTTACAGTTGGTCAAGCTGTAACAAAAGCAACAGGTAAAGGTGTAGCTGGTAGAGTCGTTACTGCTACAGCTCAAACAGGTGCCGCTGCAACAGCAGAAGCAATTGGTGGCGGGCTTGGTGAAGCCGCAGGTTTAACTATAGAAGGTAAACCACTAGATGAAAAAGAAATACTTTTAGAAGCTATAGCCGGTTTAGCTAAAGCACCACTAGATGTAGCTGTTTCTGGTGGTAAAGCTATAATTAATAAACCTAAATATACTATTAAAGGAACAGAAGTTGGTGAAGCAAAGTTTAAATCTATAATAGATAATGCTGATGATGTTGATTTAGCTTTAATGGATATCGATATTCAAAACGATAACGAGTATGCTGCTAATGTATTTAAGAGACAACAAAAGGCTTACTACAATTCTGTTGTAGATACTAAAGTAACTGGTGAAGATAGAAACACTTTAGTAGATTTAGAAATACAAAGAACTGAAATAAAAAGAAAATTAAAAGATCAAGATACCAAATCAAATCAGAACGCATTAAAAGATATTGAAACCAAAATAGATGATATAACTAATAAGTATCAAGATGTAGATGTAACAACTGAAGAAGTTGCCGCTAGAGAAGAAGTTAAAACTAAAGTGCTAGAACAACAAGCAGATAAAAACTTTGAAGCTAATATGGAGTTTGCTAAAAAGCATAGTAAACTTTATGGTTTAGAAGTAGAAGACAACTTAACTCAAGAAGAAATACGAGCTAAATACGGAGATGAATTAGCAGAGTCTTTAGGCGGAGTAGTGGAGAACAAGATAGTTATAAATAAAGATTTAGCCAAGAAAAGAGTTTATGGAGACAATGTAGCTAATCACGAATTACTACATGGTATAATAAAATCTAGCGGTCAATTAGGTAATATATCGCAAAAAACAATAAATGATTTTTTAAATATTATTGGTAAAGATAATGCAGCTAAAATACAAAAACGTATAGATGATAATTACGATGCTGAGTATATGGCTAGGAGTAAAGATGAGTACTTCACTATATTCTCTGATCTTGTAGAAAACAACAAAATAAAATTTAACGATAGTTTGTTTACTCAAGTAAAAGATGTTATTAGACGTTTCTTCGCAGATCTTGGTTATGCTAATATAGATTTTGAAACTGGTAGAGGAGCTTATAACTTTTTAAAAGATTATAATAAAAGTATACATAAAGGTTCACTGAGTAAAGGTGTTACTAGAAAAGCTGCAGACGTTACGTTTGACGAAGCTAAGTTCTCAAGAGATGCCAAACCTGTTGTTGACGAACTAGGTAAAATGGGTTGGACAGCTAAAACTTGGAAAGATCAAGGTGCTAATTTTGCAATAAAAGAAATGCAAGAAAATAAAACACTAGATAGATTAATAGCTAGTAAATTAAAAGTACCAATGAATGTTGAAAGAACTCAAGAGTTTGTTTCAAAAGTTTATTCTGAATTAACACCACATGCTAAAAACTTTAATCCTGAAGTTAACGATAGTTTCTTTGGTTGGGTCAATGCTCAAATAGCTAATAAAGCTGGTAACGTATTTAATAGAGAATATAAAGTAGAACAACGCACTCAAGATATAGATGCAAGAACAGAAGAAGGAGCACCAGTAATACAAGTTGAAGCTGATACTACAGCTGAACAAGAATTTATAGACAGAATAGGTTTAACTGAAGAACAACAGGTACAATATTCTAAGCTTAGAAGAAGGCTGAAACTAGACGATAAGATGATGAATAAAGTTCGTCAAGCTGTTATTAAAACGTTTGGTACAAAACTACCAGATGTTCAATCTAAACAGTTTAGAACTGAACTACAAAAACGATTTAGAACAGAGCTTAAAAAACCTATACAAGATATGATAGGTTCAAGAAATAACTATGATAAATTTTTACAAGAAAATTTTGAAGCAGTATTTAATGCTCTACCTGTAGAAACTTTAATTCAAATGGAAAGGAATTTACCGGCTGAACAAAGGATTTTTACAAAGTCTAGAAGAATAACGAAACCTACTGAAGTAGATAAATTAATTAGTGATGGTTTACTACCTAAAGATACTAATAGATTATCTGGTCCACAATTACATACAAAGAAAAGTTTTCCTGGTATAAATAAAACAATGGCATTTTTTAGAGGTGTTGATATGGAAGCTCAACTTGGTTATAAAGTTGGAGCATCAACGCTTGGTACTAGAAAAGATAAGCTAGCAATGGAGATGGGTGTTGAATTAGCTTTCGATGCTACAATGGAGACTGTTCAACAACCTGAAATACAAGAAAAAAGAAAAGATATACTAGAGTTAGAAGGTAAAGTACAAGCTAGAAACGAAGCTGCTATTATAGCTAAACAAATTGATAGAGATCCTACAGTTAAGTTTAGTAAAAGTGTAGATGAAGTTTTAAATATAAGAGATTTATTTGAACTTGAAACTAAAGGTATTGATAAGTTATTAGCTAAATATGAAATATCTAATACGTTTGATTTAAAAACAGAAGAAGGTATAGAAGAATTTGTTGAGTCTATAAAAACTCAACTCTTACCTTTAATGCCAAAAGACTTTTGGTTTGGTGCTGGCGGAGGTACTGTTTTTACACCGAGTTATTATATAGTAGGTTCTAGTGATAATCCGGTTTTAAAACAAAAATATAAAGATTTATATAACAAAGTTCTTGTACCTAAAATAAAGCAACTAAGGAATTTACCTGACTCAAGCTTTGGTAAACCAATAAATGGTATTGAAAATTTTTCTGTTTCAAGTTATTCTACAATATTTAAAGATTCTAAAACTATAAAATCTAATAAAAAAGAAATAGAAAAGTGGAATCAAAAAGTATCTACTATACACAAAGAAATGTGGAAACGATTT